TCGACAAGCTCCTCGCCGTCCTCGGACGCGAGCGGGCCGACGTACTCCTCGCGGTCGATCGTCGTGGCGGTGTAGGCCGCGCGGACCTCGTTGATGTTCGTGAGCGTCGAGCCCTGCTGGCTGCGCAGGTCGACGCCGACGCCGATGAGCTTGCCGAGGCGGACCTGCAGTGAGGACGTGGTGCTTGTGTAGTCGATGGCCATGTCAGTTGAAGGGTAGGTGTCGGTTCAATGCCCGTTGCCGCGCCTTGCAGCCACAGGGGCGCCTCGGCGTCGTCGGGAGGCGTACGGACACGTCCTCGCGCGGACGCCGCCACAGCGCCTCCACGCGCCCCGCAAGGCGCTCCGCGAGATCGGTGCGCCCGAGGAACAGGATGCGCACGAGCGCGCGCACGGCGTCGCCTGCGCCGCGCCACGGGCCGCGGTAGGACGGGCACTGCCTGCAGACGCCCGGCGACGGTCGACCGCCGTAGAGCCCGATGGTGCAGCCGTTGCGGTAGTGGCGGCAGGTCACGACACCACCAGCGTACTGGGCCACTTGACCGGAGTGACCGTGAGCGGACCCGTGCGGTAGCACTCGTACGTGACCGGGGCCGCTGCCGCGTCGATCAGGAACTGCGGCGCGCGGTACGTGCCGCGCACGCCGTTGGGCGGATCGGTCGGGCAGCAGTACGAGAGGTACTCCATCGAGTAGTCGGCGGACAGGATGTCATTGAAGACGTAGCCGGGATTGCACCTGCACCACTCTGAAGCGAGCTGGCTGGACACGACATCAATGGCGACGTGCAGCTTGCGGATCACGCGAATGCACCCGTCGATCATGGCCTGCCCGGCGTTGGGCTGCAGCACGGCGCGAACCATGAAGGTGCTGCGGGTCGTGTCCTGACTGCATCCCGTGTCGCAGGTGCCGCCGGGCACCGGGTAGGTGATGTTGTCGACGCACGCGCGCCGTCCGACGTATGCCTGCCTGTAGAGCACGAAGCCGCCGCCGCCGGGCCAGTTGATGCTGTCGCACTGCGGCTGCTCGCCCGAGACGCTGCCGCCAACGTACGCCTCGTTGACGCCGGCGGGGCAGTCGATCCGCGTGCGGTACGACGCGCCGAGGAACGGCGCCGTCATCACGAAGGCCGGGGTGACGCTTCCCGTGACGCGCAGGCTGCGGCAGTCCCATGCCCTGCTGTCGCATGGCGCCCCGTTGCCGAAGCACCCGCCGCTGGGGCAGCAGCACCGGAACTGCTCCGCCCCGCATATGAACGTGTAATCGAGGCACCCGAAATCGAACGCGATGCGCGGGATCTCCACGAGCACCGCAGTCGTGTCAGGCTCGCAGGGCGGTGTCGTCTCTCGCGGGCAGCAGCACGCCGCCGCAATGGCAGCGGCCTGCGAGCTCATAGCGTGATGCCATAGATCGCCACCGACAAATTGCCGCCAGCAATGTAGATCGACTCGCCCGGCGACACGGGCAGCGGGTGCGTCAGGAACTCGCTCGCGCTCTTGCTGTTGACGGAGTAGTCGTGCGCGATCGCCTGATTCGTGTTGATCGTCGTCTCGCCCATGTGCAGGTGGTACATGTCAAAGTTGCCGTTGTTGTTGCTCGGCGCGGCGAGGCGGATGCTCGTGAGGATCACCTTGCTGCCGTTGGTCACCTGAATGACGGGCTCGACTGCGGTGCCCGGCGTGCCGATGTACAGGAGCCTTGCGTTCATACCGATCCTCCCATGATGCGCGAGATGATGCCAGCGGCCACGGCATCATTGTCAGCGGTGCCTGTCACGACCGTGAGCGGCTGGCCGAGGTCGCCGCAGGTGCACTCGACGCCGAACGGGACTGGCGTCATCGTTACCCAGTCGCGCTCGCGCTGGCCTTCCGATGCGCGGCCCTGCACCTTCATCGCCCACACGTCAGAGCCGATGGGCAGGCGCTGCCCGGTCACCAAGGACGCGCACTCGAGCGTGACGCTTGCGGCGCCGTAGTAGTTCTGCGTCTCGTACAGGTTCTCTATCTCGATGGCCTCGCGGTCGCCGTTGAGCTCGCCCTTGTACATGCCATCGGCGATCGCTTCCGTGAGCGTGCAGATCCGCAGCGCGCCGCCGATCGCAGCCGATCCGGTGACGACGTAGAGCATCGCCTTGTCGTCGGCATTGCCGGCGGAGTACGGCGCAAGGTCGGCGAACACGGCATCGCCCACCTCAAGGCTCGGCTCGGCCTCGAACTTGATGAGCACGGCGCCGCGCTGGCTGCTGATCGCGTCCTCTGGCGCAGCGCCTGATACGCAGGTCGCTGCCGTCACTGCGCCGGACTGCGACACCACGAGCATGACCTGCGTGAACGGGTACGCCACCGCAGGGATCGCGCCGTCGCAGCCGTCCTCGGATGTCTTGACGCCCTGCCCTGTGATGCGCACGAGGATGGACGATCGCACAGGCTCGAGCGTCTTCTCGGCCCGACCGATGCGCGCCTCCAGACGCTGGATCGCGTCCACGATCTCATTGAGCCTGCCGGCGTTGAGCGCGCCGAGCTGGAAGTTCTGGAAGCGCCGCAGGCTCATGTCAGTCCGCGAAGACCTGCCACTGGAGATTGGCGGTCCCGTTGGTCGGCTCGCTCACTCGCGCGACCGGGCTCTGTGTCGTGCCAGTCTGCGCCGACAGCCGAATCACGGCAGGCTCGCCCGCCTTGAGCAGCCCGAACGGACGGAATGCCGTGCCATCCCATGCGCCGACCTCAACCTCCGTGCCAGTCGACAGGTTGAGGAAGTTGGCGAGTCCGCGCGTCGTCACGTCGATGAGAGACAGCGCCTCGGTGGTCGTGCTGATGTTCTGCACGCCACCTGCCGCAGCATTGCCCGTCAGGTTGATGTTCGCGGTCGGTGGGCTGAATGCGTAGCGGAGCGTGCCCTTCGCGACGCTCATGTTTACGGTAAGTGTGATCTCGTTGGCCATGTGTCCTCGTCAGGGTAGCGATGCAAAGTAGGAGGTCATGTCGCGGAACTCCGTGCCGATTGAGAACGGCTGGACCCACGACACGATCTTGGCGTGCCCAGTTCCCGTCGTCTCCGCGTCGCCCACGTCAAGCACGACCGAGCCGTTCGGGTGGCGCTTGGGCACCTGCTTGAGGTGGTAGAAGAAGTCGACATCGAAGTTGAAGGTCAGCGCCCACTTGCCGGGGCTGCTGATCGCGCCCTCTACGCCAGTGAAGACGATCGTGCCGCGCGGGCAGTCGAGAAAGGTCGAGAGGTTGCGCGTGCCGAGATAGCCGCGGTAGATGTTGGGACTCGGGCGAAACGGCGAAACGAGCTCGAGCTGGATGCGCTGCATGTGGCGGATGACGCTCGTCGGGTTGCCGGCCACGTCGATGCGCGTGCCCTCGATGTCGCTGTCCTGCGTGCCGACCGCATATATCGGGCGAAAGAAGCTGTCGAGCTTGACGGCGGCGACCGCGTTAAGCGCCGCTTGCGTGTCCCACTGGCGCCATGCGTCCTCGAATGTCGCCTCCATGCTGGTGCGCATGGAGATGTAGCCGGCCTCGTTCGGCGTCAGGTTCGGCGTAAGAGGGTCCGGCCCGAGTTCGCGGTACGTGATGCGGACGATCCACGCCTCCTGCACGCTCGGATCGCGCAGGATCTCGTAGTCGAATACGCGCAGGTCAACTTCAGGCGTGAAATAGCCCGCCGACGGCCAGCGCTCAAGCTTGCCGGGCAGAATTCCCGCGGCGAAGAGCGCGAGCACGTCCGCCTCTGTCGCATACGGGTAGACGTGGTACTCGCGGACGCCGATGGGCTGTCCGCTGCCGTAAGTGATGCGCCGGGACGTAGGCAGTTCGGTGATCGCCATGTCAGTTCAATACCTTCATGTTGTTGGCGAGCTCCGCCTGCAGATCCTTGATCTTCTGCAGGATCTCGACCTGCTCGCGCGCAGCCTTGACAAGCTGCGCTGAAGCGTCAGCCTCGCCGAAGCGAAACGATCCGATCGCCGTCTCGACATTGGTCACGCCGCCGCCAGCCATGCGCTGCAGCTGCTCCTCGATCGGCGATACGCCACGCTGCTGTGACTGCAGGCGCTCGAGTTCTGCGGTGATCTCCTGATTTCGCCGCATCGCCATCTCGCGCTGGTTCTGCTCCGCCTCCTGCCGGCTCTGTGCCTGTCGCCCTTCGGTGCGCATGTCCTCTACTCCAGAGATGACGCCGCCAAGGAATGGGAAGAGCACTCGCCTAATAACGCCTCCCGGGATGGATGCGTCGATCTTCCGGTCCAAGTCCTTCACCCACTGCGGGATGATGTCGAGCACCGAATCGAGCCCGAACAGGAATGCATCAGCGATGGCGCCGCCGATGGCGCCCACAACCGGGAGCGACCGGATCGCCTTCTCAAGTCCTTCGCCCACTGCAATGCCAGCCTCGTTGAGGGTGCCGCCAGCCTTGACCGCCTCGATGCCTGCGCGGATGCTCTGGTCGAGCGCATTGATCGCAAAGCCTGCGCCGATTGCCGCCGTCAGCTTGCGCGTGATGTCCGCCCCGAACTTGCCCATCCGCGAGTCGATCTCGCGCCCGATCCTGTCGGTGGACTGCCTGACTTGAGCCTCGGCCTGCGCGAGGCCAGTCCCGAGCATGGCGGTGTTCGCCATGACATCAACCATCAGTGATGGGTTCGCGCCCATGCTCATCCGTGGAGTCTCCGCATGTCAGCCTCAACTCTAGCGCGGTGGCTGTCCTCGTCCCGGGAGCCGCCATTTTCCCTGCGGATGATCTCCGCCATTGGATCGGCCCACGCCTCAAGATCCACATACGTGAGGTCCATCGGATCGCCGAGCCCGGGCAGGTAGCGGGCGACCATCGCGGCGAGGTGCCGCCATCCGTCATCGGACGGCGGCGTCAGGCGTTTCCCGGTTCGGATGCCTTGATCTCCCACCCGCACGCGCGCATGGCGAGGATCGCCACATCGTCGGGATTCATGCCCTCGAGCGCCGCATAGAGGTCGTCAGGCTTGATGCTGCTGTTTCGCGCAGCCCGCTCGAGGATGGCGAGCGCGCCGTCGTAGGTCTTGCACATCTCAAGCAACAGGGCGTAGGCGCTTTGCCTGTCCGCGTACTGCTGCACCGCCTGCGCGATCTCGAGCGCCGACGCGCCAGAGCGCCGCAGCGCCTGCTCGTGCGCCTGCTGGCGCGCGCCGAGCCATTCGCGCGTGAGCTCGCACCAGTCGCGCAGCGTCAGGAAGCGGAGGGTCAGCGAGCCGATGGTGAGTGGCGCTCTCATAGTGCACGCGATCGTAACCAGTCCCCATCGAGCCTGATGCACTCCTCGACCTCTCGGCGGCGTCGTGCCTTGATCCACTCGAGCCCGTCAGGCGTGAGCTTGAGCCCCTGCGCGGTCATGCGCAGTGCGATCTCCTCGGTTGCATTGGACGACACGTAGCGGCGAAACGCCTGTCCGCGATGCACGCCAGTCACGACCCAATCGTCCTCGGATGTCAGTACGCCCGTCGCCTCAAATCCGGCGATCGGCAAGCCGACGACCGTGGCCTCTCTCCTCATGGGCTATCAGGTCCAAGCGATGACGAAGGGGCTATTCGTTCCGGTCGTGGTGGAGGCGAGCGAGAAGTTGAAGGTCACGGTCGCATCGCCCGTCTTGGTGACGTTCATGGCGACCGAATCGACCACGCAGTTCGCCGCGATCTGGTTGGTCGTGCCGTCAGCCTGCAGCGTGATCGTGGCGCCAGTGGCCGCCGTATGCGCCGCGAGGAAGTTGCCGGACACGAATGAGCTGGTGTCATCGAGCACACCGCCGGCGCTGCCCGTCATGTCGTAGACGCCGAGCAGGCGATTGCGCCCGCTGTTGCTGAACCCGGTCACGTCGGACACTGCGCGGCTGATCGTGCAGCTCCACGTATTGAGGGTGCCGACGATGCCGTTGCCGCTGATGTTGCCCGTGTTTCCGTTCAATGCTGCCATTAGGCGTTCCTCGTGGTGAAGAGGCTGTAAGAGGTGCTGATCACGACGAACTCGTCGGTCGCTGATGGTACGCCGCGAGCAAGGCACTGCAGCGTGACCGTCCCGTACGGGCTCGATGCCGTCAGGGCGGACTGGTCGAGCAGCCCGAAGAGCGCCTCCTCGATGTCCATCGCCACCGCCGCGCCCGTCTTCGCCTCGACATAGATGTCGAACGTGACGGTGCCGCGCAGGATGCGCGAGCCGCCGAACTGGTCCTCGTTGTCGACGCTCTCGAGCGTGAAGACGGCGAGCGGGAAGCCCGTGTTCTGCGGTGCCTCGACGTGGTAATAGCGGCCTCCCACAAGATCGTGGAACGATCCTGCGCTGGTGACGCTTCCGAGCTTGGTGTAGATGGCGGCTGCTACGTTCTTCATCGTGCCCTGAACCCGTTCAAGCGTAGACGGTTGCGGATCATGCGCGGCGCGATCGTGCGCATCTGCGCGAGCACGGGCTTCACATACGGGCGCGGCAGGAGCCTGCGGTAGCCGTACTCGAGCGCGCGCGCGTAGATCGCCGCGATGCCGATGCGCCAGCCAATGGCGGTGCCCTTGCTGATTCGCTGCGGCTTGGCGAGCTGAATCGTCTTGCGGAGGTTGCCCGTATCGGGCGCTGGCGGATCGCCGGGGGCAGATGCCTGATGCACGCCGGCATCCCGCAGGTTGCGGACAGCGCCACCGCGCGGACGCTTGAGCAGTGCCCTGCGGTTCGCCGCCGTGCCTGCCATGCCGATGCGGGTCGCCGCGAACTGCGACAAGCCGCCGACGCGAGCCATAGCGGACTCCCCGGTCGGGCTGATCGCGTAGAAGCGCCCCTTGCCGCGCTTGCTGACCATCTTGAGCAGGCGGTTCTGCGTCTCGACCATCGCCTCGAGCGTGCCAGTCACGAGCGCCGCTTCCATGCGCCTCCTAATGGCGTTTGCGTCGAAGTTCGAGCGCGCAGGCATCAGAGCGGCAGCGTCCGAGTGAGTGCGAGCCGCATATGAGCCACGCCGTCGCCCGTAGAGCGCTCGTCAGGCGTCCGCACCT